CGACGTGCCGAAGCTGGCCGGCGAGATCGTGTAGGGCGATCCGTTGATCGTGATCGAGAAGGCCGGCGCCGTGATGGCCGTCCACGCCGACATCAACTGCTGCGCAACCGACAGTGACGCGCCGAACAGTTGTGCAGCCGTCGCGGTTTGTGCCCAGCGACCGATCAGGACATTCGCCGGCTGGGGCAACTGGCCGAACCAGTCGACAGCGGCCAGGTATTCAGGTGCAGTAGTACCAAAATCTCCAGCCACCGCAGTAATCCCGGTGTACGAACGCATACGCGATGCCACGTCGATCACGGGCGACGAACCCAGGATCAACTCGGTATTCAGGTTCTGCGCCTGAGCCGCGCTCGGCGACAGATTCACCGTGCCCTGAATCAACCGCGAGATAGGAAGTTGAGCCGTCGTCATTGTGCGATCCCAATAGAAAAAGCCCGCACGCGGCGGGCTCGATAAATCGTTGTGTGAGGTGTTATTGCGAGACTGAAAAAGGCTGCGTAAGCGGGTCGGAATTCACGGTGCCGTCAGCGGACAGCACATTCAGCACGGCATAGGTGCGGGTTACTTGGCGGCGCACTCGCACCTGGAGGTCATACCGGCGAATCCACTGCTCATTGAAGAAATCTGGAACAGGCAGCACTCGCCCCGTTTCGACGAGGGCTATTCCGTTGCCGAGCAGCGCTTCATTGTTCTGCGGCACCATCGCACCATCGGCCATCGTGTTGGCATAACGCATACCATTCGGGCCGTAGAAACTCATCAAGACATCGATGATCTGGTTGCGGATCAGCGTGTCGCTGCCGTCTCCCGTGCCATCGTGTTGAATAGTCGGAAAAACATCCCGATCGGATTCCGACACGCCGAGCGCACACCAGTTGGTGCTAACTGGTGGCTGGAGCGGGACCGTAGTTTGCCAGCGAGGGCGAACGAGCGAACCGGCCAACCCGGTGATGCCGACGACCCATGCCTGAAATATCGCGTCTAGGTCAGCATCTTCCAGAGGCGGAGACGCGACTGCCGGCGCTAGATAGCCGCCCGTACTCGAATCGTTCGCCATGGATCAACCGGTCAGAGAAATAATGGTGCAGGTCGCGGCCACAAAGCCGCGGCCATACGTTGAATAATCGTTGACGTTCGTCACCGTCCACTGATTGCCCTGCCAAGTCACGATGTCCGCATCTAATCCGCATTGCCCATCGGTCAGGCGGAATTGTGTGTGGACGGTGATCGTGTCGGTGATCTTCGTGCCCTCTGCCACACGGCGCAGCACTGAGCCATCAAGGCTCGTCACGACGCCATAGAATTTCTTGCATTTCGGCGTGTCGATCGCGATGCCATTGTCGCCAACCGTCTGCATGTTGCGCATTACAGACAAGCCCATATCGACGAACTCTGGATCCAGTAGCACGTCGCTGACGTCGAGCAATGGCATGGGCTATTTCTTGCGAAGAACGTACGTGATGGCGTTGCGCAGACCGCCGGTTACAACCAGCGTATTTTCCTGCGTGATGCCCCTAGCCTTGCGAGCCGCGATGGTCCGCTTGGCAAGCTCAGGCTGGATATTGCTGTTGATCTTCCGCTTAACGGAGTTTTGGGCGACGAAACCAGCCGAGTTAAGGGCTTTCTCGATACCAGCTTGAGATCCGTCTAGCGCAGAATCGGCGGCCTTCCCAAGTTGGTCGGCTACCTTGCTTTGCACCTCATCAACACCCGGCACGAGAAACGGACGCGCGGGGATGTTGTTGATCGGCGATCCCTTCTCTTGGATGTAGCCGATGGCCGCGTTGCTGATCGGGCCGTCTTTACGATCTGGAGCGCTGTCCGGGATGCCCACCAACACATCCTGCTTAACCAGATCGGCAATAGCCTTCAGAACCTTCGACATCTTGTCGGAGGTCATTGAGGCGCCGGAATCCATGGTTTTCCTAGACTTGCAAGCCACCTGCACCGAACATGCGGCCAAGGCCGATGAAGCGGACACCATAGCTGGTCAAATTCCAAAACCCCGCGTCGGTCAGCGTCGCGGCGCTCGTGTCGTAGCCAACACTTACCTTGTCGACGGACTTGGAAGCGGTCGGCCCTTTCAGCTCGCCGGGGATGCCGCCAACTTCTGCCGCCATTTGATCGCGCGCAGAAAGCACAAGGTGGTGCGCCGTGAATAGCTCTAGACCGAGATTCGTGAGCGGCCCCCATCGAGTGGCATTCACCATCGATACGGCGACAGTCAGCCACGCTTGAACGAGCACGTTCGGGTATCGCTCGACATCAGCGAACTCGGGGAAATCGGCGCGAAACTGGTCTGGATCCATGCTTTACGCCTTTGCGTGGCGTCCGGGTTTGCGTTTGTCAGGCTCGGCGCCGTTAGCATCAGCGCCGTCAGGCGCTTCGTCGGTATGCAGCCGCACAAACCAATGATCGCTGTATTCAGCGGGGATTGCGTCGCCAGCTACGAAATAAAGCGGCCGGCAATCGTCGCGGGTGAGCGTGAAATCCTGATTGGCGATACGGGTCATACTGCTTTCCTTGCGAATTCGCCGAAGCATTTCTCCTCGGCAGCTTTGCGTGCGGCGGCGGCATCCTCGATAGAATCAAAGTATCCGAGATGGATAGCTTCTCGGTCAACCATGATGCGAGCTTGCCATTTTCCATAGTGCTTGGCGAAACCGACTCCACGAATCCCGCACGCATTGTTGCGATGCGTTTTTCGGTTCTGCATGTTTTGTTTTCGACTGACAATCCTGAGATTCTCCCATCGATTGTCATTGATCCGGCCATTTATATGGTCAATCTCAAAGCCTTTCTCTGGAAACAATCCAGTGGTCAACAGCCATGCCATGCGATGGCCACTGTAGTTTCGACCATCAACACGCACATAAACGTACCGATCGCCGCTCTCGCCCGGAAGCCCACCCGGGAATCCAGCAACTACTCCAGGGTGCCCTTTGCCTTTGTGAACCTTCCACCGAATCAATCCGGTTTCCGGCTCGTACGAAAAAAGCGCCGACAGAACTTGAAAGTCACTTGGCATCTTCTCACCGCCAATTAATAAGGAACACATATTATATCGTGTTCCTAAGGCTATTTCTTAAATAGCGTCTCTGTAACCCAGCGTAGTATTGTATCGAAATTCTACTTGGCCAAATCGCGCCCAATAGGTTGTTATTTGGAAAAGAGACCGATATTCCAGCGGCGTGCGCTGCAATTCGGTCAACGGGTATTGGACATACTTCTTGTCCTTGTTGTACACGACCATGCGATCGACAGTGCCCAGCGTACCTTGCGTGCCGCCTACGCCAGCACCGATCAGCCATTTGAGCGGGAGAATCTCTAGCTTCGTGCCCGACTTCGTGCAGATGTTGTTCTCGAGCAGGTACGTCAAGATCGAGTAGTTGGCGGCGGTGTTGACCATCGTCGAAGCGAGATAGCCGTACTGTGCCGGTGGCAACAGCGCGCGATTCGGCATGACAGCCCAACCCGAGTTCATCCAGGTGGTCGTCAGAACTTCGTTGAAGTCCTTCAGGATCTCTGCCGGGGTCTTGGTGGTCCATTGCGGCGTGCCTGCTGCGCCGTTGGGCACATTGGTAGGCGTGACGGTCGCGATCGAGTTGATGAGCCCCGTGAATCCTTGGGTCGAATCGCCGATATAGACGATGTTGTCCAAGTCCATGTTGCGCTTGAGGTTCATCGCCTCGACTTTTTGCACGTCGATCGGCTGGCCAAGTGCTTGCGCCTTCACGAGTTCGGGCACCGTGAACTTGACTTCTGCACCCCACAAGCGCATCGGCTGCGGCGTCTTGCCGATATCGAGCGACGGGCCAGCGATCGCATTGCCTTCGTTCGAAATCCAGTTCAAGCCGTTCGGGTTGATGCCGCCCGACATGGCGAATGCGGAATTCGTCCACGACGCGATCTCATCGGCTGGCGAAACATCGGTACGCAACTCGATGTCGCGCGACCAGGTGAACTCGACCAGCGGCTCATTGAGCGTTTGGTCCAGGCGTTCGAGCTGGCCCACGAGAAAGGCGCCGGTCGAGTCGACTGTGGCACGGTCGTAGGTGTATTGCTGGTCTTTCGTGTAGGCTCGCACGAGTTGCTGGGATGCCACCGCGATTTCCCGGCGCTTGAGGTACTTCTGAACAGACATGTCCATTTAAGGCTCCTGGAATGCAAAAACCCCGCCGAAGCGGGGCCTATCAATGCGCAGTTAAGCGCCGGGGATCAGATGTTGAATGCGATTTCGGTGATGCCGAAGGCGTCAGCGGGACCGGTGAAGTAGGTGTTGGACGGCAGCGCAACGGTGTTGGTCGTATCGGACGCGGCCTCAAATCCGCCAAGCGGCTTCCCAGTGGACGGCGTGGCGACGCGCACAAATACCGTGCCGCCCTTGGCAGCAGCAGTCGTGCCGCCCAGTGCCACATCGACATAACCGCGCTTCAGGACATCGACCACGCCGAAGGTGGGCGGCGTCGAAGTGCCAAGCGGGTCGGTGCCGTTACCCTGAATCGGGTAGGCGCGCAGGTTGATGCCGTAGACCAGCGCAGCGGTATCGGCCGAGTTATTGATCGGCGTAACGAGGCCGCCAACCAGCTTGACTGCGACACCAAACGCTGTCGGGGGCGCGGCAGAATTGATCTGTTGCGTTTCGATGGTCGCGACTTCAGCGCGTTGGAGGTCACCGGCAAAACCAGCCGGCATGCGGAATTGATAAGCTTGCAACGAGGGCATGTCGGCTCCTTACTTACGGTTGGACCAGAATTCGGCGTTGCGCTTGTTGATATCGCTCCAGCCGGAATTTTGGTTTTCGGTCTTCGTGGTCTGCTCGACGCGCGAATTCTTTTGTTTCACGAGCTCGGACGCGGCGTTAAAAAACGCCTTCGTCGAGTCGCAAGTCATCTTTGAAACATCGGCGCCACCGGTTACGGCTTTCACCAGATCGGCGTTGTCGTTGTCCAGCGCTGCAATCAACGCGCGACGGCGCAGCACGCAGATCGAGTCGGTGGTTTTCTTGACGACGGCCTTGGCATCGAAGGTCGGCAGCTTCACGCCGGGGGCGAGAATTTCTGCGCGGGCCTTGGCGTCCTGAAACTCGTCGCGGAAGGCGGTCGAGTCGCCGGTTTTGGTTGGCTTGTCCTTATCGACTTCCTCGTCCGAATCGGTGGTTGTATCCGTGTCGGTGTCGGTGTCGACATCCTCATCGGAATCGGTTGTGGCTCCCGCGCCCTCCAGCTTGGTCACGCGATCACACAGCGCCGTTACTTGCGTACCGACCGCAGCGATCGCGTCGAGCACCGCCTTATTCGGGTCGACCTCATCAGCATCCTGAGTAGCCTCGGGCTTCGTGCCCGCCTCCGGCATATGGATGTGAATGTGTTGGGCGTCCGACCCGGCGCCGACCTCGGCATCCGAATCTTTGACCTCGGCCAGCGTCTTTTCGAACTCGTCGGAATCGCGGGTCATGAACAGCTTGCGCAACTTGTCCGCGATGGACGGCTGCGCCGATTTCTTTTCAGGCATGGATGAATCTCCAATGGAACAAACGGAGCCGCAGCGGGCACTTTTTACTAGCGCGACGTGGTTGCCCACGATCGTGGTTTGGGCCGCTCGGCCCGGTGAAATCTGTTTGTAGTCGGCGTCATAGCCGGGTGACACTTCGACCAAGCCGTTTTGCACCTGATGAATGGCGTACTTGTCCATGATCAGGAGGTCGGCCAATAGGAGATTGGCTTGCTCGCCTTCGCCGCGGCGCACATTGGTCGCGGAGCCCTTTGAAAAAACCATCCACGTCGCGGGGCTGATCAACTCTGCCGGGTGATTGATCGTGATTGGCTTCAATTCGAAGCTGGCGATCGTCTCTTTGCTGAACAGCACGTCCTCGCCGCGCTCGACGACGATAATTCCGTCCTTATCCTCAAGTTCAGGCAACTCGACGCCGGCATAATCCATCGTGCCCAGGCGTGCGATAGGCACCTCGAAACAGATCAGGTAGCCTTCAGGCGTCCACGAGCGCTTCGGCCCGATCTTCTCGGACACGAGAAATTGCATGTCAGGCGATGCGCGATCCTTCGTAAGCACGCGCTTTGGCACGCAGGCTTCGCACTGGCACGCAGAGGTCATTTCGTATGGGCGTAAAAAAGCCCGCGCGCGGCGGGCTGTGTTGTTTTTGGCGGATCAGTCTGGAATGACAACTCGCTCCCAGCATCTGCAATTCGGGAAACAACCGGCGTGGCCGGTCATGCCATCTAGCGTTGGTGGGTCGCCCCAAGTAACCAATTGGCCCTGCATGGCCTTATGCGATGGGCGCACATCCGAATCGCCTGAGGTTTCCCAGAAATATCCTGGGGAGCCAATGTGCATCGCTCGCGCCTGCGTCAGCGTCGATGCGGTGCGAGACACCTCAGTTCGAGCAATGAGCGTGGCTTTGCTCTTCGAGACTTCACCCGATCGCATGATCTCTTTCGCGATCTCGCTGGCGCGGGTCGAATCCTCGATGCCGGCAAGCGTTAATTGATGCACGCGTTGGGCGGCGTCGGTCGGGATGCTTTGGATCAGCCCAACTTGCTCGGCAAGTAGTTCTTGCATCACGCGGCCGGTAGGCGCCGTGCGAATCTCAAGCCGCAACGCTCGTGACATATCTTTCGACATCTCAGCCCAGCCGCGCTCGTCGCGTAGCGCGACATCCATCAACATGCTGCTGGCCGTCGACGTCGCCCACTGTTTTAGCATTGCCGAATAGGCATCGAGCAATTGGCTGATGCGCGGCGCCGAATCGGGCTCGCCCGGAGGAAAGCCGGTTACGATCATGCCAACCTGATGCGCGACCTTACGAAGCTGTGAGCCGTACTTCTGCTCGATCACCTTGGTCTTTACGGGGTTATGGCCGCGCTTTCGGTCAAGCGTGAGAATCATTGGAGCGTTTCAGGAAGCGTTTGAAAAATGAATCTTTCGTGGGGCTTGTGAGCGCACTCAAATCGGGCAGACCTTCGGCGGTCTGCGGCGGCTCGGCGGCGGCTTGATCCTCAGCCTCTTGGATCATCTCGTCGGTGATATTGCCAAACAGGCCCGAGACCGGCGCAGACGCCTTAAGCTCTTTCATAGCTGTTGGTTTATCGATCAAGTCTGCATCGACCGCCGCGACAACGGCCGCCGTCTTCTTCGTGGCGATATCCGATTTCTCAAGCTCCGACATCTCTTGCAAATTGCGGAACTCGAACTGGAAATCGTCGGCAAGAGGCTTGCCAAGCGTCGACATCGACATCACGGCCAGCAAGCGATATAGCGGATTTCGCAGGCGCCGCTCCTGGCCCTGCTTGACCTTCTCGTGGTACTGCTTCATCTCGCCTTCGCCAGTCGCACCTAAACCGGTGGGCGACTGCCCGAACAGACGGGTGAATGGCGTGCCGAGTGCGCCGCACAATTGCTGCGCGAACTGGAGCAACATATCCGACAGGCCGGCGAAAGTGTAGGAATGCGCCTCGAATTTATCCTTGGCGTCCATCACCGTCATGCCTTCATTCGTCTGGGCAAGGCGCGTGAATTCCATC